ACCCGCAACGGTACGCGCGCCACCATCCCCGCCAAACTCCGAAACGCCGCCAGCGCCGCCCGTGCCAGACCCACCAGCGCCGCCACTACCGCCAAACAAACTGTTGCCACCGTTGCCACCACTAGCATCGCCGCCAGTGCCGCCACGCCAGAATTCCAACGGTCCTATAGCACCCCCGCCCGGAACGACCCCTGTAACAGGCCCGCCAGTGCCGCCGCTTGCCGCAAGAAAGGCCCCGAAAGAAGTATTGGCCCCGTTTGCGCCCGCCGCCGAACTCGGAGCGACGGTCACTGTAACGCTTGCCGGAAGATCAGATGCGCGGAATTCTCTTTTCAGGTATTCACCGCCGCCACCACCGCCGCCGGACGTGCTGTCATATCCGCCACCGCCCGCGCCCCACGCCTCAACCGTAACAACCGCATCGCCGGAAAGCCCGTCCGGCTTTGTCCATGTCGATGATGTAGTATAGCGCCAAAAGTACTTGCCGCTCATTGCGTCACCCATAAGAAGCGAAGGCGACACCAAAACAAACTTGCCAGAAACATAAGTCAGCACGCCGCGCAGCCCCGGACCAACAGACCCCGCCGAAAGCGCAAGCCCGTCATAACCAACAATTGGCAATGGCGATCCACCGTTTATTGCCAGCGTCATCCCCCCGGTATTCGCCGACCCCCAAGTCAGGGTAAAGCCCATGCCGTCCAAAAGCCCGCTACCATCAAGCGCAGGAACCAATGTTGCGGTAACAGCGTTTGCCGTGCCAGCAATGGCAGTCAGTGGGAATGAAGCAGCATCGAACAATTGCTTGAAGCGCGCGTTAAGGCCAACCCGCGCCGCCTCACCTGTCGTTGTCGTGTTTGGGAATGGAGATCTGGTCAAGCGAATACCCCGTTTGCTTCATCGACAAGTGTCAGGCTGGCTTCGTATTCCTGCTTGAACTGCATGCCGAACACTATCATGCGCCTGTATTCCGTGGCAAGAATGCTTGTCGCAATCAAACTTCCCTCTGGAACCGCAGATACAGGCGTCTCAAACTCCAATTCATCGGTTATGCCAGTCGAATTAGAAAGCGATACCGTGACAATATTGCCGTTTGGATACCTGATTTGCGCTTGGGTTTTCAGGCCCAAAGCCCAAATATCCGGCGCGCCCCATATATCTGTCACGTCCCAAATATCCGGCTCATTGCTGCACTCCACAGTATCATCAAGCCTCACGCCGTTAGCGCCACCATCAAGCACGCGCGCAAAGCCACCGCGCCGCGCAACAGCGTCATGCACAAGGCCAACCAATGAACCACGGCGGCAAACGATAGCATCCATGGCAACATCAACTGAAAAAAGCGTTGCCCTCAACTCCAATTGCGCAAGATCGTATCTCGCCCGCGCTATCGCAGCGGCTTCCGTTGTGACGCCCTCATATCGAATTTGCTCCATCAGCCCGTTGTCCCGACTGATACCGTTTCGGAAAACGCTGATTTGCGTTGCCTGATAGTCTTGCGCCGCATCATCGAAGGTGACCCGAAGGCCGTCAGGCAATGACCGAAAAGCCTTGCTCCACTTGAAATTTGCGGTGTTGCGTGGCGTGAACAATTGGACAGGGGCCTCGGCGCTACGATCATAATCTCTGATCACGCCCCACCTGTCTGACATGTAGGGGCGTGCATATCCGCAGCCCGCAATGATTGCCATCGCGTCCCCAGCGGAGCCATCGGAAATTACAGCATCGCACTTGTGACCATCCGCGATGCACGCCGCGCGCCACGCGACAAGGCCAGCATCATCTATATTGCCAAGCGGTAAAGGATCGGCGTTCTGCGCCCCCAAGAGCACGTCCCTGTAATGTGGCGCGGGGTTGCTTGTGACCCGCCAATTCGACCACTCCGTACCAGTCCAGTCCTTGACATAGCCACCCGCCAAAACTGACAACTGATCAATCGCCACGTTCCTGCCACGGAGGGCAATCAGCGCGAAATCATCCGTGGTTACGGGCGCGCTGTTCCATATCGACACAGACCGCTGAATTGCAATCGTGTCAGTTAATTCCGAACGTGGGAAAGGAATAGAAGCCGGGCTTCCGCTGTACTCGAACAGGTTATATGTGACCCCGCTATCCTGATACAAAGCGTCTGACCATGTAGCGTCACGCACAACCGCGCCGCGCACAAGTTCAACCTCCCATACGCCCGGATTGAACACCGCAGGGTCAAGCACAAACTCAACGACATTCCGGCTTATCCGGCAATTCTTGACGCCAGTTGTCCCCAAGTTGCCGCTGGCAACATATGTATCGCCGGAGCCATCATAGAAATAGCTGTTAGCCGTCCAACCCGGCGCGGCAGGCGAAACCGTTTGTGCCGGGACATTGGTAAAAGCCGCAACAAAACCCTTGCCAGCGCCAACCGTAGCGGCCTCAACAATCGGTGTCTGCCATAGCAACCGGATGGTTGCGCGCAACGGGCGAAAGTCAGAGCCTTGATAATGGATTTCCGGCAGTCGCCGCCACGAACCAGACCCGCGCCGCCGCATGCGCAATCTTATCGGCATGCGGATCAGGTCATCAGGGCTATCAGTCCGGCCCAAGCCTTGTGCGAACGCTATCTGAAACTCATGCGCATCCGGGCTGCGCCTCGTCGCCAAGGTTACAGGCTGGGGGACGGCAAGGCTTACATCAACATCAGGATCAAGCCGCGCGCCGTCATCCGCACTGACTTGGTGCCCGCGCATTTCCTGCCCAACGTTTTGAGTACGCCCGTACCGTGAAAACAGCGTTATTGGCGCGCCACCCGGCCACCCCTCACGTGTCTGCAATTCAACGCCGCCAATGTCCGCGATATCAGCGGCCCCGAGTTGGATATCATTCAGCCGATGCGGGCCGTTCAGCCCGTAAATAGCCTCCACCACTTCATCATCGCCGTCATAGGTGACAAGCGGCTCCATCATCATGACCGGAAAAACGCGCCTCTCCCCAATCACGCGCGGGGGGACGCCGTTCGGCTCAAGCACATTGCCGCGTGCGCTTGCATCTCGCCTGCTTTCACGTCCAAGACCATCCCCGCCAAGCGTAGGGGGCGGCACAAGGGCGTTCAGCAGCAAAGACCCGACAAGGCTTATGCCCCCAGCCAGAAATAACGATGATATGCTATTGGCTGCAAACAGCCCCCCGGACGTTGCGAACAGCCCACCCGCTGCACCGCCGGACAGCACGGTAAGGGCCAAGCCCGCAATCAATGCCAGCGGGTTCTTGCCATCATCGCCGCCGCCCATGATAGGCGCGTGAAACGTGACAGCATTACTAATTCCAGCCGTCACGGCTTTGGGCTTGATCAAGTGCCATGCGCCGCGCGGCACGGGTTCACCATTGATACAAATCACGCCATGAGCCTTAAACGCCGCTGGCAAGGTCATCTTGTCCGCAAGTTCGGCAAGCGTAAGGCCGTCTGGCAAACGTTGCACACGCGGCTCAATCTGCCCGAACGGGGGGCGATACACGCAATAAATGGTCATGCCTGGTATCTCCGATATCCCACAATTCTGCCCCGCATTGCCATATCGTCAACTCTGATGCGCACGGCATTAGACGCCCTTTCGGTGTGCATGACATGCGCGGAGTCCGTCATAACTCCGACATGCCACACCGCAGACCTACCACGCATTAGCGCTACATCAAAGGCTTGCGGTTCGGTCACTGCATCCCATGCGCCTTGCTCTTCGCTGATCTTGCGCGCGACCCTTACAAGATCACGCGCCGATACCTCGCCATAGCTTGGAAGCTCTATTCCGCGATGATCCTGATACACCTTGCGCACCAATTCCCAGCAATGCGCGCGGTCGTATGGCATGCCGATGTATCGCCCCCACCACGTCACGTGAACAGCCCCGGACAGCGCGATTGTGTCGCCCTAACCCCCGGCCATGGCTCTTGGCTGTAGTCGCGCAGCATCAACCGCCCGCTTGCGTCCATTACAGTGCCGTTGATATCGACAAGATCGAAATTCAGTAACTCCATTGCCGGAACCGGGGTTCCAATCTGGGCGCGCGGTTCTACGCTAAGGTCAAAATCTGCAGATGACAGAACCCAGATGGATATGCGCGCCCTGTCAGGCAGATCAATCAACGCATTCGTAATGGTCTGGTCAATCGCGGGCAGGACAATGCGCGCCTCCGTTGGCCTGTCACTGTCCGTAAGGGCCTCGAAAGTGAACATGACGGGCGACCAGAGAACGCCATTCCATGTGTATTCCAAAACATCCGTCACCACGCGCAGCGGCTCCGAAAGCGCGGGGTGTGTTACCTCCGCAAAGGTCAGGATTGCATCGCCACTCGCATCGGCATTGAAAGCCTCGGGATATGGCACATCACGTTGCATTCAAAAACCCCGCGATGAAGTCAGTATTAAGCGGCGCGACTTGCGGCACGTCACCAGTGAACACCCGCCGCGCCATGGTTTGCGTGTAGGTCAATTGTTGCGTCAATGTGGTATAGTCGCCGGATATGCCGGACAGCGCCGCCGCAGCGACCTCGCTCTGCCCTATCCAGTACCTATTGGCCTGATAATCCGCCACGAAATCAGGAACCCGGCTTGATCCGTCCGGCACATATGGGGCGAACCATACCATGCCCGGAAGGATCATGGCGGTAAGCGATACCTGCACCCATTCGCCACCGGGATAGCTGGATTGATATGACGCCGGGATAAGCCTGAATTTGCGCACCGCTCCGCTTGATGGATGACGCCAGACAAAAGGCAGCACCCCGCTTTTCAGGTCCGCGTGAAACCATTCCTCAAATTCGGCGAATGTATCGCGCGACCAAAAGGTGACCGGGATATTCCAACTCTCAACCCGTCCCGTTGTGCGCGGCCTTGTGATAGGCACGCCGATATCTGGTTGGAAAGAAACGGTCTGATCAACAGGCCCGCCCGTGGCAGACAAGTTAGGTGTTACATCATCCCAACGCCAGTAATTCATCTCCGCACCTTTGCCGGGGTTGCGCCATAGCGGCCTAGTTGTTTGTCATATCCGCCGCCGCCAAGTTCTTCACCAACAATCACTTTGATGATTTCCCGGCCATCCGGCCCCCGGCTGCGTTGCTCACGAACAGGCGCGCCACTGTAGTTGTTGATTTGCACCATTGTTCCGCTGCCGCCAAGAGCGTGGTTTGGCGTGATCCCGCCGGACCGCCCCGGCGTAAACAGTTCCGGCCCGTTTTCTCCGACTACATAAGACCGCCCGCCCGATACAGGCCCGCCCGCCGCGCGAAAGCCGCCGAAATCAATCCCCGGCAACAGTGTGGGCAGAAACTTCTGAAACGCCGCGTTCAGGAACAAATCTGCCATTGACCCAAGCAAGTCCTTGATGCCGTTTTGCAGGTCTTTCGCCCCCGTTAAAGCATCGGTGAAAACGCCGGACAGGCTTTCCGACAAGCTGAACGATACCTTGTCAACATCTGCCATCTGCTCTTTGACATTGGCAATCGCCGTCGCCAATTGATCCGCCCCGATAGCCCCGCTTTGATGCATGACCTCCAACGCGCTAATCACATCGGCCTGCGTAACAGCGGCTTCATTCATATCAGCGATAACCGCCAAGGCCCGCTTTTGCGCCTCGGTGTATTCGTCAACGCGGGATGCACCCCCGCCACCACCGCCGCCGGATGCGCCACGGCTTGGCGCGTCATATGTGATAAACTGGCCAACGCTTGCAAGCTCTTGCTCGGCAGTATTAACCAGAGGCCCACCCGGCCCACGCCCACGCCCGCCGCCAACCTCTACAGGCGCGGGCTGCGATACAGCCGCCGCCGCCGCGCGTGCTGCACCCCAAAGGGTTTCAGCCAATGTAGCCGCGCGCCCTATTGCTCCAGACAACCAGTCATTGGATGCCGCTGTGTTAAATAAGTCAACCGCAGCATCCTTGGCGCGATCAAGTTCTGTCTTGACCTCGCCCATGGTTCGCTTTTGCTCAACCATTGCGCCCAAAGCGTCACGCATTGACGCAATAAGAGCGCGCTCCTCTTCATTTACGCCGTCCGTAGCCTTTGCAAGCTGCCTAGTAGTGGAAAGAAGGCTAGACAATGCCGCAATCTGCGCATCAAGGTCGCCATCGGCCCCGGCAAGCGCGGCCTGTTGCTCTTGAAACTGCGAAGTCAAAAGCCGCGCCTCTTCGCGCGCCGCCCGTTGCGCGTCCGTAAACGCAAGCATGATATTAACATCAAAGAAACTTGCCAGTTCCGCGCGGGCATCCCCAGCGCCTCCGGTTCCCATAATGGTTGCCAGCGACGCCGCAACCCCATCAATGGCGTCTTGTGCATCCCCCGCCGCAATTTCCCGCAGCAGAGCAAGAGTTTCTCCAACTGCAAAGCTGGCGTCGCCGAAAGCAAGCCGCATTTCAGAAGTGGAAAGATTGGCGTCATCCACTGCCGTTTTGTACGTCGAAACAGTATTCGACAAGTTCTCAATGTCCGCTTTTAGTGCAGCGGCTGACGCCCCCGCCCCCCCAAGCGCGTCAATACCCCACTGTACCAGCGCTGCACCGCCCGCAATCACCCCAATCGTAAGCAGGTTCAACGGGTTCAGCATGGACATGAACGCACTGCGCAGAAGACTGCCAACCGTGCTAACTCTGCCGCCCATCTGCCCCCAGACTTGGTTCAACTGCGTGCCTTGCTGCATTGCCAATTGAAGCGGGTTTTGGCCCGCTGCCATCATCATGCCGATATCGTTCAGTTGCGCAAATACGTTGGCCGATGCCATTGCAGCCCCGCCCATGGCGCGGGAATACTGATCAATAGGGCCGGGGGCCATGGACTGCGCCGCTCGTTGCCTTGCGCCCGCAGCCTCCATTGCACTAATCGCTCCAAGCCGTTCCGCCTCGGCGATTTCACGCAACTGCAATTCATATTGCCGCGATGCAGCGAATAGCGGGTTGAATTTTGCGCGCAGATCATCAAGCACTTGCCCGTGCCTGCTCTGATCAGCGATACTGTCGCCTGTCGCCGATGAAACGCCAGTTGTGGCGCTCACCAGCTTCTGCATTTCTGATGTAACCCCGCCCGCCGTGGCGTCCAGCTTACGCAGCGCACCGTCCAGCTTGCCAGATTGCCCCGATAGCTTGTCAGCACCCGCAGACGCCTTGTCAGACGACGCCGTGAACTTATCAAGCGTGCCCGTGGCCTTTAACAGCCCGTCTGATTGAACCGTTAGGCCAAGCGCCGATAGATCAGTCATGCCCTGCCCCTCATTGCCGCCCGGAAAGCATCGCGCGCGGGATTGTCGCTTTCGGGCGCATCAGGAACGCCCCTTACATGCGCAAGATATACACCATCCATCGCCCGAATAACACGCCGAAATAGCGGCCCCTCATTCTGCCTGTCGATAGAGGCAGCCGGAATAGGTCCAATGGCCATGCCCAATTCACGGTCAGTGCTTAACTCGTAAAACGCATCAAACCAGTCTTCATATCCGGGTAGCAATGAAGGGCCGATAAACCTTTCAGGAAGTTCACGGCCCTTTATTCTGTGCCATTCGATGATCGTTTGTATATCCGGGTTTTCAAGCGTCCATTTCAGGACGCTGGCAAGTTTCCCACCACTTCGGCCTCACTGGCCTTTGTGGTTTGCTCCAACACAGTGATTGCATTGACAATGGCTTTCCCGATAGCGCGCGCGCGCGGCTCTGTCAAAAAACCCAATAGCGTTTCTTTGGCAAACGGCAACGGCTTGCCGCCCGATGAAAAACCACGCCAGTCGGTCACGCATTTTTCAACAAGGACTTCCTTGAAAATGCGGTTCTGCGCATCTTCCGTTAAAAGCCCGTTAGAAAGGCGGTCCTTGCTCTTGGCCTCACGCCGCAGTTTCATATCAAACGCCTTGGCCCCGGCGCTTGAAAGCCCGCGCGCAAACACCTCAACACCGGGGAAGTCCGCGCCTAGAGGCACCCATCGGCCCTCTTCGATTGCATTAACGTCCAGGTATGCGCTTTCAATTTCAAACATGGTCATTCCTTTGCGGTTCTGGTTCATTGTGGGCCGGGATAGCGAACCACTC